GGGCAAAGCCCTTCACCCCACGGCGCCGGAACAGGCGGCCGTCCTGCGCTGGCTCGAGCAGCGTCACGCGCAGGTGCCCGTTGCTGGCGACACGAATGCCGTCCGGGCCCTGCACGATCTCGAAGGGGATGGGGTCGGCATTTTCAATGGCTGTCATTCACGTACCTTTTTCGTCTGATGATCATGCTGATGGCGTGCTGTGAAACGCCATATTGGCCAGCCAGAGTCTGTTGGCTGATGCCGCCAGATTCGTATTTCGATCGGATGGCGTCGGCTTGCTCTTGTGACAGCTTCGCTCGCCCGTTTTGTTCGCCGCTCCGATGCCAGACCTACGATTGCGGTCAACCATGTCCTGCATGTTTTGGTCGTGGTTGCCAAGGTAGAGATGCCCAGGATTGCAACAGAGCGTGTTGTCGCAGCGGTGCAGGACCATGGAGCCTGCCGGTATTGGTCCATTCGCAAGCTCATAGGCGACGCGATGGGCCCTGGAGTGCTTGCCGTTCCACCCAAGCACTCCATATGGGGCTGGATTTTTTGACCCTTGCGCAGCAAGCCCCGTCCATTCCCAGCATTTGTTTTTGCTGGTCTTGTTGACGCGAGCCCAGAAAGCAGGCTCACGATAATCTTCCCAGCGCCGCCGACGAATCTCAGAAACCGCGCAACCGCATGAGCGATCCGGCCCAGCGCGGTTGAGGCTGTCTTGCCAGACGACGCAACTATTGCCGCAATCGCACAGGCAATTCCATCGACGCTTGCCGCTGCGCTTTTCTGCTTCGCCGACAACGACCAACTGGCCAAAGCGTTTTCCTTGCATGACGCCTCCAATGAAAGAGGCTTCATTATATTTCGGAGTGCAATACTTAGCATCACACTTCGTCCCATCCGACCGTGAGCGTTTCACTTGCCGTAAGGCCGCCAGACGCTGACGACGTGACCTCGCACATCAGGACAAGGTGATCGCCCTTCTCGCCCGTGCTGGTGTAGGGCCCAGCCCCAAGGCTCAGGGCTGACCCGCTGGTGTAGCTGAACAGGTCGGTGTACCCCGTGGTCGCCGTGGCTTCTGCCGGCGTGGCGAAGCTCGACACCGCCTTGGCCCACAGGTTCACACCGGTGCCCAGGCCGCTCGAACCGTCCGTGTAGGCCTTGATGTTGGTGATCTGCGAGTAAGACCCGCCGGCCACATTCAGGCGCAGCCACTTCTCGAAGCTGAAATCAGAGCCCGATGGCGGCTTCACCATGGGGTTGTTCAGATCCACCGTCGCGTTGTCGGCGTTCTTGAAGCGCACGGTCCCGCTGGTCTTGTCCGTTTGTGTGCCGCCAGCACCCGTTTTTTCCACGATCTGCACTGTTGCTGCCATGATGTGCGCTCCTTTAAGTGGTGATTTCCTGCGACACACTGACCCGGCCGGTCAGGATCGCCGTAACTTCGTCGGTGTCCGAGATCATTTCCAGGTCGTACACGCCGCTGGTCCAGTCGATAGCCTCGGTGTCTTCGGCCGAAATGGTCAAGGTGATGGTCTTGGCTGCGTTGTCGATCGCAATGCGGCCGTTCTCAGTCGTCAAGGCCAGCAGCACCGTGCCGCCGACGTAATCCTTGATCGTCAGGCGCGCGGTGAAGTCGGCGAGGTCTTTGGCCGTCAGCCACTGCAGGAACCCGCCCGTGGTGTACGTCCGAAACAGGGCCGAACTGATGCCGTTGAAGGCAACCGTGTCGCTGTCGATGACGGTCGCGCGCCGGAAGTCCCGGCCACGTGGCGGGTTGAACTTGGCGTTGAGCTCCACCATGCCGCGGGCGCCCACCACCGCCACATTCCAGCCGTTGACCAGGCCGTGGGCATCCTGCGTCGTGATGACCACGGGCGAGGCCTTCGTCATCGACTCGATGGCGGCCGTCACGTAGGGCTCCACTTCCCAGCGCACAACCTGGGTGAAGGTCGAGCCTTGGACGATGGTGAGGTCGGCTTGCGTCGTCATGATGGCCACGAGCTCTTGACAATGGGGGGGCGCCGATCACGCTGCTTGCGGGTCACATTGGCGTCGGGGTGAGAGCCGAAGTGGCGCACAAAAACCGATTCCTCGGCCGCGGCGCCCTCCGGGTTGTAGGTAACGCTGTCGCGCTTGAGCAATGCGCACCGGTAGGCCCAGTGCAACAGGCGCGGGTGGTAGCGCGCATGGATTTCAGGGCACCCGTCCGGCTTGTCGATTGACAGCGGTGCCAGTTGGTCGCGGTACACCGTCAGCGTCAGCGTCCCTGCAGCCGTTGGAACGGGATAGACCCGCAGTCCAGTGTCGTTCTCAAGGATGAACAGCTTGGGCTCTGCGCCCTCCTTCGATTCCCATTGAGGATCGGCTTCATCCATCGCCTCAACGCTCGTCTCCGGTAGCGTTTGGCCGCTGTAGGCGACCCGCTTGACCTTGAGAACGCTGGGGTGAAGGGTGTAGCTCGCTTTGTCGATGGATAGGGCTAACCGGCACACGGTCGGTGTCGTCCTATCCTCGATCAGCCTGGCGCGCTCGCATGCCTCGGTGATCGCCTCGTTTATATACGAGACGATTTCCTCGTCGCTCCAGTCATACGGCGAAACGGTGTCGTCTCGCCGCAAGCGGAATTCGGCAATGAGCGCTTCGAGGTTCATCAGGCGTCAGCCGTGAGTTCTTCGAAAATGGCGTCAGCTTCCTCGCGGGCGATCGTGAAACCAAGGCGCGCGTTCAGGCGGGCCAAGTTGACACGGCCATCGGCGTTGAAATCCTTCTCGTCCTTGCCGTCCAGCATGGCATTCATCGCGCCCACGATGATGTCCTTGCGGGTAGGTTCAGCGCCGGGACTGTGAACTTCGGCACTGACGCCCTCGGGCAAGCATCCCTCGGCGACAGCCGCCCGGTGAAAGACTGGATCCAACTCGGTGCCCTCGGGTGTGACAACGGCGGTGTGGCCAGATGTCAGTGCAAGATGCACTGGCTGGCCGGTGGTGCTGCGGAACTTCATGGTTCGACTCCTATGGGTTTGCAAAAAGCCCCTTGGGGATCAATCCGAGGGGTTGGAAAAAGGGGCATTGCTGCCCCTGGCCACCGCAAAGGTTTTAGCCCTGCGAGAACGCAGCGCGGCCACTGACGATGTAGTGAACTTCGACGCGCGCAGCGCCTGCAGATGCAGCGGTGCCCGAATAGGTGGGCAGCACTTTCAGCAGGTTGTCGGCCGCCGTGTGCACGAAGCCCGTCAACGTCAGCTCCGTGCGGCCAGCCGTCTTGAGGTCGATGGCAGAGCCGGTGTAGCGGTCATCGTCCACGGCGTCACCGAACTTGAACGTGGCAGACGTTGCCGTGTTCCAGGCGGTCTTGACGATCAGCGCGCCGCCCACCACGATGGCATTGACCGGGAGGTCAAGCGCGGCATAGGCGGTTGCGGTCGTCGGCGCGTCCGCGTAGGAAAAGTCGAAGTGCGCGACGATGAGTTCTTGGCGCGAGGGGTTTTTGGTGATTGCCATGATGTGCTCCTTTTCAGCAACAAGGGGAGGCGTGGTTCAGATGGAGACCGGGCCCGAAGGCCCAGCCGCTGCGCGCGATTACTGCAGGTAGTGGTCGCAGGTCAGCATCCCGAAGTCCTGCACCGATCCGTCGTAGATCGAATAGAACTTCGACTTCAACAGGCCCAGCATCTTGTCGATGTTGATGCCTTGCTGGCTGGCGTACTGGAACGTCTTTTCGTCCCACTCAGGCGTGCCGATGTCGGCCATTCCCAGCGCCTGGGCGCCGCACAACAGCGTGCGTGTGCCATTGACGGCGCCACCAGAGCCCCACTTGGAGCCGGATGCGGCGCCTTTGGTGTTGTAGACCAAGCGGTGCTCGTGGATCGCAACGCCGTCGATGGTGATGGTCGCACCCGTGAACCAGGGCGAATCCAGACCGGACTTGGTTGCCACACCGACCACCGCGCGCTGGTAGTCGGCGTCCTTCTTGAGCGCTGCCAAGGTGCCGGGCTGCACGAACATGCAGTAGTACTCTTTGCCATCGGCCATCAGGGGCTTGATGTAGTGCTCTTTGGCGTAGGCCACCAGATCCACGATCATCTTGTAGTTCGGCACGTAGCTGGACGTGATCGAACCGGTCGACGACGTTGCCAGAGCGGTGCCATCCCACATCAGCGAGCGAGCGCTGGATGGGGCTGCGACATCGGCGGCAAACGCCAGGTTGGGGAACGGGCTGCCCGAGCGCGCCGCGCCGTTGTTCTTGTAGGCGTAGGAAATGCCCGACATCGTGAGGAACGCCAGCTGATCGACGCGGTTGGCCAGCCAGTAGGCCAGGCGGTCCTTGCCCATTTCGCGGAATTTGATCACCGACTTCTGATCCGACAGCTTGCCCTTGTTGCGCACGCCATGGGAAATCAGGTCGATGTTCAGCGTCTGCGAGTAGGACTGCATCGCTTCTTCGTTGCCTTCGCGCTCGTTGTCACCGATGACACCATCCTCCACCAGATCGGCGACAAGGTGCATGATCACCTGCTCGCCCTTTTCGGTTTTGGTCAGTTCAGTGATGCGCTGAATGACTGAGTTCTCTCCGGTGGAGATGAACTTCTTGATAAACATTCCGTCGCGGGCTGCCTTCCAGACATCCCGGCTCCAGACGACTTTTTGATCGGCAGTGAGCGCCGCAAAGTTGGTCAACATGATCGTCATGCTCCAAAAAATAGGGTTTGCATTGCTGGCAATGCGCTGCCAATTCGCGGACACATGACAGTTGTGGCGGTCAAGGCGCCAGGCGGGTTTAACGTCTCGCCATTGCGACGAAATCACCTGTCATCGCACGGGCCAGAGGGGGCGGTGAATCCCCTCCAGCCCTTCTCGGGCATCAATCGCCGCGCAGCCTGCGTTTCTCGGCGATCGGCAGTTCGTTGAACTGCTCGTCGGTCATCGTTTCCACGTTGACCTTGCCGGCGGTCTGCCGGTTCCCGATGCCTGCCGTCATCGCTGGGGCCTGGGCCTGAGAATCTCGAAGCCCTCGCTCCAACGCCTTCGCGGTGCGAGTGTCTGACGGCTTGTCGGTGGATGGCGAACCCCTACCGGGGGTGTTGTCGCCTCCGGCCGCGTCGTCGGGCTTGAATTTGGGTGCAATCGCAGCCACCGCCAGGCGCAAAGCCTCGGCCGGCGCGTGCCCTTGCTCCTGCAAGGCAAACCGCTTCCAGATGATCAACTGGAGGGCTTCTGCGCCGGCTGGCGTGTCCAGATACGGGTGATCGGCCACGGCTTGTTCCGATGCCTTGGCCAGTTCCGCCTCGACCGACTTGCGAGTGATGCGCTGTTCTGCCGCTTCCTCGGCCGTCTTGGCGATGTGCGCATTGATCTCCATGCGGATGCTGGTGGCCTTGTCGGTATCGCCTTCCAGCAGTGCGTCGATGGCTTCACGCTCCTTGGCGGCCAGGTCGAATGCCGGGGCTGCCGGCGGTGGTGGCGGGGCTGGCTTCGCTTCCGCTCGTACACGCTTGAGTTCGTCCTCTGCCTCCTGCGCGCGCCGCTCGGCCTCCTTGCGAGCCTCGTTCACTTCGTCAAAGCGTGCTTTTGGAATCCGCTGATCGTTGTGGCGCGCAGGCTTACCGTCTGTGCTCGATTCGTCGTCCGCGCCAGTCGCGTCGGATTGACTGCCGGGCTTTGCTGCAGCTTTGGCAGCATCGTCGGTGCTCGCAGATGTGCCGTCATCGGATCCTGGCACAGTGACAACATCGCCTCGGTCTTCTTTGGTGGTGGATGCGGGCGCATCGCCGTCATCCCCGGCGCCAATGTTCAGAACCTCTACGATGGTGTCGTCGTCGTCAATTTCCACGGGTGGCATGGTGTTGTTTCCTTCTTGCGGTGGTTGATGAAACGGGCTTTTCGCCTCTTATTGGATGGCCAGGCCGTCAGCGGCTGGGGTTTCGATGCCCGCCTTCATCCCCACGGCTGGATTGGCCGGGGTCAGCGGGTTGGTGTTCGTTGGCAGGCCGCCCGGGGCGGGTAGCGCGGGTTGGCTTGGCATGGGCACGATTGGCGCGGCGTCGTGGTCGACGTACCCGGCAGAGCGCAAAAGGGCATCAGCGGTCATCGCGGCCTGGGGGATGGCGGCCAGCACCTGGGCCGACTGCACCGCGCTGTATTGCGTCTCGACATTCTTTGCCGTCGTCTCGGCGTCGGTCTTTGCGGCCTGGGCTTTCAGCAGGTTGGCCTTAGCCTCGATGGTTGGGTCAGCTTCCTGCGGCGGCAGCGTGTCCAGAATCTCGTGCTTGTCGGCCAGGTTGGAATACTTGATCACCACCCGGTCGGGCAGCATGATCCCGTTCTTGCGCATTTCCATGGCCTGCTCGAACTGACTGTTCTGGAACGTCACCTGCATGGGTTGCTCGGTCACCACCACGTCATAGGTGCCCACGGTGACATCGTTCAGGTACGCGCCGCTTTCCGGGTCGAACTTGTTGATCTCCAGCATCGTCTCGACCTCTTTCCCGCTTGCGGGGTCAGTCTCAGTGATGCGAAACATCCGATAGCTGTCGTAGTAGCGCTGCACCAGTTTGATCATGCGGCCTGCCAACAGGTGCCTGGTGTAGTTCAGGTTGTCCAGTGGCACGGCCAATTGCTGCTGGCTGGCGAACTGGTCTGCCTGCTTGGCCACACCGGACACGGCGTTGCCCTGCAGTCCGCGCATGGAGTCCGGCACCGTCACGTCCTTGAGTGCCTGGGTGGCGCGGTCGATCAGCCGGTCGATGCCGGACGGTATCTGGTTGGGCTCGATCTTCTGCGGTGGCGTTGCGCCCTCGGCCACCTCGACCACCAGGCCGGATTGGGCGCCACGCGTCTCCAATTCATCCGTGTCCATGTTGGTCAGGCTGTTTTGTCTCACGATCCAGCCCGAATTGGCGGTCGTGTTCAGGATGTGCACGAACTGTGAGACACCCTTGTTCAGTGCTTCCTGTGGGCCGATCGCGTTGTCCACCATGCCGCGGGTCTTGCCCCTGCGGAAATACGCAAAAAAGGGAATCGGGGTGAAATGCTCGTAGGGGCTCAACTTGTCGTGCACCGTGCGCGAGTAGGTGGACACTTGCCAGCGCACCCGGCGCTTCATGCGCTTGACCAGCGTTGCGCCAGCGGCGATCAGGTCGGCCCCTTGGGCATCGCTCAGGTGGTCCCTGATCACCACATCGCCCGTGTCGGGCAAGATCAGGCAGGCGGTGGGCTCGTACACCCAGCGCTGCCGGTCGATGATGCGCCAGCGTTTAACGCCGTCAATGTCTGATGTGTAGGCGTCGTAGGCTGAGTTCTGTGCGCCCTCCATGCCAAAGCGGTTGCGCTCCTCGCTGGATGAGTCTGACCCATGGTCAATTCCCTCGTCCCCGCTGGCCTCGACGATCTTGCGGGCATCTTCGCCGTAGATGCCAGCCACCTCGTCAGCGGTCAGAAACCGAGTGATGATCACATCGGACCATCCATCTGGGTCATAGACTTTTGCGTCAGGGTCGGGGATCACGTCGCGTGGGTCAAGTTGGCTCAACGAGATTTCGCCCAGCATGTTCTTGTCGAAGCTCATGCGGATTTCGAGGTATCCGCGCTGCTCGACCAGGCCATCGGCGAACACTTGCGTCTCCAACCAGCGCAGGCGGTTGGCATCGGCCACCTGCATGCACACCTTCGATATCACCTTGGCCGTGGTCGCATCGGCGCGGCCACCACGCGGGCGGCAGGCGATGTCCATGCGGTTCTGGATCTGGTAGCCCAACGCGCTGTTCACGCTGGGAAGAACCTCGTTGAATTCGTAGGTAGGCCGGCCCTCATCTTCCAGTTGCGCCTTCACGTCCTCGTCCCACTGCTCCCCACCACCCAGGTAGAAGCCCTCGTTCTTTCGAGCGGTGGCGATGTATTCCCTGTGGCCATGGTCCCGGCCATACTCGTAGCGGTGCCAGTTTTCGCGGGCGATGGCATCCTTGCTGGGGTCGTTCAGTGTCTTCATATGGGGTCTTTCAGGCAGCCTGTGGCGACCTCGCCCTGCGTGACACTCCCAGGCGATCCCGCCAGGAGGAAACTGGGCGCTTCGTCTGCACCGCGATTGGGTTTGCAAAAGTCAGCAGCAGGCTGTCGGCGCTGTCCGGCGATGGGAGGTCGCGCGCGCGCATGTCATCCTTGCTCTCGATCTCGATGCGCATGCGTGGGTCATAGCCGTATTGGGGGGCTGTCAGGTCGGCCTCGAGTTCGGGGTCGCGCGGCAGGCACCCGCCTTCGGTCAGCCAGGTCTTGCCCTTGTCCCAGAGCTCGTCGCGCTTGCGCACGTATCGGGCCTCGTTGTTTGCCTTCTCGCCCACCTGCACGGGGATGACCAGATGGCCGAAATTCATCTGGCGCAGGCGGTCGATCACACCCCAACCCATCCCGGTTGCGTCCACGAACACGCAATCTGGCTCGAATTCGTGGATGTGACCAGCCACCACATCGGCCAGTTCCATCAGGTCGGCGATGCGGTAGCGCTTTTGAGGCCACACATGGTTGCCTTGCCGGCGCGTCACCACGCTCTGGTCGTTGCCATGGCGTGCGACATCCACGCCGATGACTTTGGAGAACGCCTGGTAGCCCTCGGCCTGCCGCCCCATTGCACGGGAAACAAGGTCTGCGGCAATGAACTGCAGCGATCCGGCCCGCGGGAACACGCCGCGCACGCGCACCCGAACAAAGTCGTGGTCCTCGCCGTAGTCGTCGATCCACTTCTGGATCTGGGCCTTGTTCGCCATCTTGGCGGTACGGCTGTCGATCTGGCGCGTGATCCATCGGTGCCGGAACTTCCCGAAACACTGGGCAAAACGGCCTGTGGTCTGCGTCGGGTTCCCAAAGCACAGCCACATGGCCCCGGCGGTCGTCATTGCGCCTTCGGTCACTTCCCAGATCTTGTCGGCGATGGCTGACGCCTCATCAAAGATCACCAGCACGTGCTTCTCGTGGGTGCCGGCGAAGGCCTCCGAGTTGTGCTCGGTCCATGGGATGGCGCTCGCAAACCATGTCTCCGGATAGCTGATGTGCGAAAAGCGCGTCGCGGTCCAGGCAAACCAGTGCTGATTGATCGACAGCTTGTGCCACTTCGATAGTTCGCGCCAGGTCTTGGCCGAAAGTTGGGTGCCGGTGTTGGCCGTCACCACCACCTGCGGGAATTCGTGGGTGCTGACGTACCAGAGGATCAGCCACGCCACCAGGGCTGTCTTGCCGATT